TCCTCTCGGTGCAGGCGAGCGCGATGCTCGCCTGCACGCGGTGTTGGATAGCTCCTAGCTCTGGAGGATGTCGATCGTCCAGATCAGGAGGGTGTCGGTCAGGTACTGGAGGGTGAACTGCTGCTCCTTTGGAATCCAGCAGAGGTAGTCGTTGTCGCGCTCGATGTGCTGAATGGCGCCTGCGGAATTGGTGGTCTTGTACTCCTTGTACTTCTCCACCGCATCGTCGAAGACTTCGCGCACGTAGAGCAGGGCGCCAAGCGTGACGTTGTCGGGGCCGTTCTTCATGTCGCAGCCTTCGTTCGCGGAGGCCGGCGACGCGCTCATGATGCTCGCGGTCAGCGCCAGCGCGATGGCGCCCGCCATCAGCTTGCGGATCGGGCCGCGCACCAGCGGCTTGACGAGGCTGGTCTGCGCGGGCACCCGCTCGCGCTTCCACCACGGGCGAGAGGCGGGACCGGGCTCGCCAATCGTCGCGGCGATCTCTGCGGCCTTCTGGGCCTTAGTCTTGCGGGGCATCTCTGTGCCCTCCGTTTCTCCTACGCTCATGCGCAGGCCGAGCCCGCTCGTGCTTCCACACGGGCGGGTACGGTCTGGGCGTCAGCCTAGAAGTTGTGCTCCCATGCGGCGTGGTCAAGCATCTCGGGACTGCCGCCGCACTCGGCCTCGAAGTCGATGGTTTCGTACAGGTGCCTCTCGGTCTGGTTGCACAGCGGGCAGCGCTCGGCCCATGTCTGCTCGTTCGTCTCGGGCATCGGTGTGCCCTCCTTTCGGGGTTCTGAGATGGCGGGGCGCGGCGCGGCCGGGGCGGCGCACGGCGGAATGCCCGCTGAGTGCTCGTGAGCGCGAAATCTGAGCGTTTCGCGGACGGATGCGGGATTTTGCCCGTCCGCGCGTTCCGGGGCGCTCTCACGCGCTCGTGGCGCGTCTCGCGCGTCTGCACACGCGCGCGCTATAAACACGCAAGAAAAATGCTAAGACAGATGTTCTGGGGTCAGAACAAATGTCTTACGATTATTTGATCCCTAATGCATAGCGTCCGAAACGCATGTGGCGACGGAATCCGCACGGATGTTCTACGATTACCTCCCTGAATGGCTAAATGGCTAAACGCATGGGCGCTGGCAGAACAAGTGTTCGACGATGTTTAGTCGAAATGGCTAAACGTGGCCTTGTCCTGCCAGGGGCTCGCACGCGTGTGACTGCGCGTGACAGGTGTCGCGCGCAGGCACCCACGTACCAGCAGGCTAGCGCGGGCTCGCGGTGTCCGTCTCGATCCAGTCGTCGGTGGGTGCGCCGATGTAGCCGCAGTACTCCCAGTCGGTCAGCCCCTCGTGCACCGCGTGATGTACGTGGAACGCGAGATCCACGTCGTGCACGCGGCTCGATCCTGGCTCGTCGCAGGAGACGATGCGGTACTCGCGGCGCCCGGGGTTCTCCTGCTGCCACAGGATCTCGCGCTCGGCCTGCGCTGCGGTTAGGCCGATGCTCTCGGTTGCCTCAAGCTGACCGCTCAGCGGACAGACGAGGCGTAGGTCGTAGTGCCATGCCATTGTAAGATTGCTCCTCGGAGCACGCCCGCGACCTTCGATCGCGGGCGTGCGGTGTTGTATTCAGTCCTCGTCGGCGTTGGCGTCGGATTCTCCGAACAGCCCGCTCTGGAGCGCGGTCTGGAGCGCGACCTGCATCTCGAAGATGACCTTGCGGGCGTAGCGGCGCTCGGTCTTGCGGGTTAGCTCCGCGAACAGCGGGCGAATGGCCTCGCCAAGGGTGACGGCGGCGTCGCGCGCGGCATGGTAGGTCTCGATGATCGCGTCCTCGTCGAAGATGCGGTCGCGCATCTCGTTCAGGCGCTCCTCGCGCTCCTCGGCGGTCAGGGTGCGGGCGGTTGTGGACTCCATGTTGAGTCCTCCGTTTCTCGCTTGCTCGATGGCAAGCGGTCCGCGCGCCAGTGTCCCGGCGCGCGGGCCGCGTGTCAGTCGTGCCTAGATGTCGCGCTCGTACGGATGGAAGTAGTCGGGCGCGTCGTTCGGCTGGCGCACGCGATCCTCGCAGCGCCCGGAGCAGAACTCGGCGTCCTCGCTCAGACGCCCACACCCGATGCACTCGTACAGCAGGATGGGCTGGGGCGCGAAGTACTCCTCTTCGGTCATCTCACCACTCACTTTCGTCCCACTGGAGCCCGTCGAAGGTCGGCGGGCCGGGATCGTCGTCCCAGATCACGTCGTCGTCCTGGGACGTTCAGGGCTCGCACAGCGTGACCGGGTAGTCGGGCTGGCCCACGCTGCGGTCGCCCTTGATCAGGCGCTCGGTCCCGGGGTTCGCGCACATGACGCACGCGCCCGGGATCGTCTCGGGATGGAACCACGTCGGGAGAAAGCTCTCCATCGTTTCGCTCCTTCTGGGTGTCTTCGCACCCCTTCGTTGCATGCCTTCGGATCGCTTCGGGGCGCGCATGTTGCTTACGCGCCGTAAGCGGCTAAATATGTCCTGACGCCAGGGGGGGTAAAAATTTCCCCGAGGCGCCTTGACTAAGGCGAGACGCTATACGCCCCCGCGTCCCTCCGAGTGCGACGCGTCAGGAGGCTCCGCCATGCCCGCTCCGGGGCATGAAGAAGCCCCCTGACCCATCGGTCAGGGGGCCTAGCGGGCGGGGTGCCCGGAGGCTACGTGGCCTTGCGCTGGCCCTTCTTGGGCTGCTTGGGGCCTTCAAGCTCCGCGAGCCGCGCCCGGAGCTTGACGATCTCGGCGTTCGCCCTGGTCAGGGCGTACTCCGCGCGGATGGTCCTGATGTGGAGCTTGTTCTGCTCCTTCTTGCAGAGGGCGTGGGGGTCGGCCTTCTTGGGCTGGGCGCTGGTGGGCGCGTCCTGCATGGGCTGGTGGAAGATGTCCCGGCTGTCGGTCAGGTCCAGCTCGGGGAGTGTGAGCTCAGGATCGTCGTCCTGTGCCGGGGCCGCGAGGCTTGCTCCCTTCGATCCCGCCGCGCTACGCAAGATGCCGCGCGGTGCGGTCGGCCTGTTCGCGAGGGGCGCATCCGAGCGCTTGGTTCCGCGCCACCGCTCGTGGAACGCTTCCACGTCCACCGGTGGGCTCGGGCAGCGTACGTTCGCGCCACACGGGGGCATGCACCGGCACGCTTCCACCGGAGCGTCGCGGAGGCTCCCGCGCACGGCCTTCACGCTGTACCGACCGGTCGGGTCCGGGGGCAGATCCCCGGAATTTCCTTCCAAGGCCGTTGATTCATGCGCGGGCGGCATCTGCGCGGCCAATTCCGCGAGGAGCCGGTCCAGTTTCGACATGAGGCACTTCCAATCTAGGCATGGCTGTAGGCCGGTCGGGCCATGCCCGCCGGCCTTTTGGGTGCACCCCGCCCGCGCGATGCGGGCGGGGTGCGATGGACGCGCGACGCGTTACGCGGACGGCGCGTCCGCGAGCACGAACGACCGAACAACGTTGACTTGATCCCCGTAGACGGTCGCTTCAGTGTCGGACATGGACGCGAAGCACGCGGCGTGCTTGACGATGTCCGCGCGGGTCATTTTCTCGATCTCTCCGAGAATGTTCTGACGGAAGTTTCCGACGCGGTTCATGTTGGGCGCGTTCTTGATCTGCTTCGAGACACCGCACGCGCCGCACGACGCCGCACCGGTCACGGCGTAGGAACGAATGGGAGTGTTGTGCTTCAGGTACGCGTTTCCGTCCGCGTCGCGGATCGTGCTATCCCCGTTGGCGTTCTTAGGCGCGCGGGGCTGCTTCGCCGATGGCATGGGCGCGGGCGGGGTGCCGTAGCGCGTCATGAGTGCGAACGCGTCCGCGAACTGGTTGCGAATGCTGGCGCGCATCGCGTCACGAGCGTTGGCGCGATCCGCGTCGCGCTCGACTTCCGTTGCCGCGATGGCCGCGACGATGGCCGGTGTCTGCCGCATCTTGCGCAGTGCCCGGAGCGTCGCGTCGTGCTCGGCATCGGTCGCGCTGGTCGCGCCGTCCGTCGCGCTCGTGAGCGCGCTCACGAGAGACTCGAAGGCAGACTCGATATGGGCAAGCGCCGGGGAAAGAGATTCCTTACCGGTGCTCGTGTTGTCCGCGTTCGCGGACGGGGTAGGGGTGACCGTCAGGTCCGACATGGTGCTCTCCCGCGCATCTGTGTGCGCACATGTGCTCGCGCCGCGACCGTCGCGGCGTCGGCAACGACAAGATATCAAATCGCCCATCAGTCAAGAGCCGTTGTGATGCGATCGTGATGAAAAACGGGGCATTGGGTGCCCCCGCTCTAGGAGTATCTCATAATGCGGTGGTGTACCCTCATCCCACATTCAGTCGCACTATTGTCAAAGCAACGTAACCACAGACCCCCCTAGGGGGGGTAGCGATAGCTGCCTCGATACAAGCTGTTTCCCGACTAAATCTGATCCGAGTAGCTATCGTATAGCCATCGTCACTTGCAATACGCAAGCATGGGGGGGTTTGGTCCTTCGCGCATGTCAAGGTGACGGCCCCTTGACCTTTTTCCGCGTATAGCGTAGGCTGAGAGCATGGCAGCACCTCGCTCCGAAGCGCTGGTCGAGCAGCGGATCATGAAGCTCCTGCGGGGCACGCCGCGCGTTACCGCCATCAAAGCTGGACGGGATGGCTGGCCCGATCGCATCCTGTGTTACCGTGGCGTGTTCATCGGACTGGAGATCAAGTCCGAGCGTCAGGGCCACACGACGACGGCCCGACAGACACAGCGGCTCGCCCAGATCGGCAGGGCCGGCGGGCTGGTCGGTGTGGTACGCTCGACCGAGGACGTGCTTCAGTTGCTTGCCGCCGTCGATGCCCATCTGGATGCACATGGAGGCTTTCCGTGGTACTCGCCCCCGAACGCATGACCGCTCCGTCCTCTCCTCGTCCCGAGGACGTGCCCCCGCCGCCGCCGCCATCGACCGACGAGCCTGACGATGACGAAGCCGAAGAAGAAGCAGAAGAAGACGACGACGAGTCCGACGACGAGTCCGACGACGAAGGCGACGACCAAGAAGCAGAAGCGCGCGGAGAAGCGCCGGCAGTCCATCGAGCAACAGCGCGCGAGGATCGGCCTCTCTGCATCGACATCGACGCCGAAGAGTACGCCCGCGAAAAAGACGGGTACGTCTCGGGCCTGATCGTCGGCATCATGCTCGGCCAGCTCAGCCCGCACGTTGCCGACGCGCTGGCCGCGACGATGATCGCAGACATTGCGCTCCACTACGGCGTGACCTCGGAGAACATCCGAGCCAATGTGGAGGCCGATGCTATGGGACTGCTCCAGGACTACCGCAGTCTGCTCAGGCGGATGGCAAGCTAGATGCCCCGCCCGCGCATCATCCTGCCGTCTCCCGGGGCGATAGCCGCGGCCCAGCGAGAGGACATCGCCTCGCTGGACGCGACGCAGATCGCCCTGCTGTTCGAGCTACACGAGTCCGACATCAACTTCGACGGTCTGTACATCCCAGGTTACTGGCTGGAGACAGACTCGGGGCTCGGCGGATCAGAGGCAAAGAAGATGGCGCAGGCCATCGACGAGTGCATCTCCAGGGACTATCCGCTCGGGATGCGCGCTGGCGTCCGCATCGAAGGGATAGCCGAAGCCGCCGATGTGGTCCGCTGGCTCAGAGCCCTGCGCGTTCGCAGCTATCGCGGCCCATCCCGCCATACGCGGCTAGCACTGATCAAGGACTAGTCATGGGCAGGATCTATGGCAGGCGACATCAACACGACGATGCTCCTCGGGATGACACTCGGAGTACCTGGCTGCTCGCCAATGAGCATACGCAGACGCTGGCCGACTGCCTGATCATCGACACGGCCTACATGACCTGGCTACTAGAGCGGCAGCGCAAGGGTGACGACGTGCTCGACACCAGCACGCTGCGCCTTGCATGGCGCACCGCCTGGGTCGAGGGGATCATTCACGAGCGCTTCCGCGAGCCACTGCCGCCGCTCCCGGAGCCGTAAGCATGACACCTACGGCGAGCTTCGCCAACAGGATCGTCGGCTACCGCCCGGCGGTCGATCCCAACTCGCTTGCGCCGAATCCCGACAACCCTCGTGTGCACCCCGAACAGCAGCGTGAGGCCATCCGGGGCGTGCTCAAGGAAGTCGGCTGGGTCGGCTGCGCGCTCTACAACGTCCGCACGGGCCGGCTGATCGACGGGCATGAGCGCCGCCAGGAAGCGCTCGACGCCGGCACGACAATGCCCGTGCTGGATGTGGATCTCGATCCTGCCGAGGAAAGCCTCGTGATCGCCACGTTCGATCCTTTGGCTGCGCTCGCCAGCTACGATGAGACGGCGCTGGCTGCCCTGCTCGATCAGGTCACCACATCGTCCGAGTCCGTCGCGATGCTGCTGGCTGACATGCAGCAGCAGATCGACAGCATCACCGATGTACGATCCGATACGTTCAGGAATCAGGGGCAAAGCCATCTCGGCGGGGACCGCCAGACCGAGCGGGCCACCATAGTCAGGATCGCGCTGCACGTCGAGTCGGTCAGACGTATCGAGCAGGCGCTGGCCCGCGCCATCGCGCTGTCGATGACCGAGCAGGCTGACGACAGCGAGCGCGTGCCAATGCGCATGGACCGAGGCGGCGCGCTGACCGAGATCATGGAGCAGTACCTCGCGCATACACCCGCAGCGGAGTGACAGTATGGCATCCGAGGGCGAGAGCTTCATTCGAGACGCCGCCAGCATGCGAGGGATCGAGGAGGACATCGCCCTGCGGGTAGCCGACTCTGAAGGCGGCAGAGAAGCTCCTGGCAATGTCGGGCGATTCCCGACCGGCTGGTCGTGGTGGCAATTCCAGCTTCACTACGGCGGACTCGGCTACGAGCACTATGGCACCGTCGCTGGGATGGGCAATGGCTTCACCCAGCTAACAGGCTGGGAGCCAGGCGACGATCGGGCCTGGCGTGACGCCTGTCGTTACGCACTGAATCGCGCGAAGAATGGCGGCTGGACGCCCTGGTATGGTGCCGCGCACGTCGGCATCGGCAAGTGGGATGGCATCAACCGCGACTTCTTCTGGGATGCCAACGCCGAGCAGTGGGACTTCGAGGGCGCGCTGCCCCCGCCAACCTCCCCGACATTCCGCGTGACATACAACAGGAACGAGCCACCACATCCGCAGAACCGCTCGTACGACTGCTCGCAAGAGTCAATCGAATGGGCCATGTATGCTCTGGGCCGAGCCCCATCCGATGATTGGATGGAGTCGGCCATGATCTCGGAAGGTGTGATGACGCCCGACCTGGGCTGCACCGACCGTACAGGTGCCGGGCTCGCCTCGTTCATTCGGCGGCATTACGGTGAGTACAAGTTCGATGCTAACAACGAAACCAACGTGTCATGGGCCTGGATAACGCAGGAGGGAGCCGCCGCTGGAGGCGCTCAGCATTCCTACCCCGTACTGATCGGCGGTGAGTCCTGGTATCACTGGGCTGTCTGCCGTGATTACGATCCGAACACCGGATTGCTACTGATCGCCAACTCGGCCAATGGTTGGGGCGGCATCAGTCAGACGATGACCGAAGAGGAGTGGGGCGCCAAGGGTCCGTTCAATGCGGTCCGCGTGTTCCATCCCGATCTGTTCGCGACAGCGCCCGAGCCGCCCGTCGTCATCGAGCCGCCGACCCCGCCGGTCGTCATCACGCCACCGCCAGTCGATGATCGGATGGAGCGCATCGCAGCGCACGCCGAAGAGATCCTCAACATCACCGAAGAGAAGGCGCCGTGATCACGCTGGTCATCGTCTGCTACATCTCGCTGTTCGCGCTCTGCATCGGCATCGTGCTGTTTGCCAGTCTCAGGCTGGCGGGAATGCTCTAGCAATGCCGCAGGTTGACGTATGCCAGGAGTTGAGGTATAATGGCATCGAGGTGATCACGATGCCGGCACGCACGCATGGCATGAGCAACAAGAGCGGCGAGTACGCTTCCTGGCTCAACATCCGACAACGATGCTTCAATCCGAATAACCACAAGTGGCATCGATATGGCGGCAGGGGGATCACGGTTGATCCTAGCTGGGAGAGCTTCGAGCAGTTCTACGCTGACATGGGACCGAAGCCATCGCCCAAGCACAGCATCGATCGTATCGACAACGATGGGCCGTATGCGCCCTGGAACTGCCGCTGGGCAGATACCAGAACGCAGCGACTGAATAGGGACCATCTTGATGTCGTCGCGATCCTGGCTGACTTTGCGGCGGGCATGGGTCCGACCGAGGTTGCCAAGAAGTACGGCATCTCGCAGCCCTATGCCTCTCGACTGAAGCATGGAAAGCGAGGTGGCTACTACGCCGCAGGGTAGGGGCACCGGCACCCGTGAGCATTCCACGTTCGAGCAGAAGGTGCACCTCCGACAGGTCGTGCTCGCGGACATCGCAAGCTATCCGCTTCGTGATCCTCGCATCCCACCGATCGTGCTGGAGGCGTACGGCGGCTCGGGCGCGATCTACAGTAAGTGCTACGGTCCCCGCCGTCTCATCTCGTCCGAGCTTCCAAGCATCGGGCGCCTGCCGCCGATCACCGACGGGGTCGTGATCGAAAGAGACCCCCAGAAGATCGATCGGCTGTGCATCATCCGCCCGCGCTGGAGCGTGTATCAGGGCGACAGCCCAAGCCTCTTAGCGCGAGGTCTGGGCGGGCATCTGGCCTGCGATCTCTGGGACATCGATCCGTACGGCGAGTCGATCAGCGCTCTGACGGCGCTCCTGGCGTCGATCTCCGAAGGCACCCGGCCCGCGCCCCCGCTGGTGTGGATCGCCGCCAACGACGGCGCGCGACAGGCTCTGCGGCGGCGGGCCGCTGCCGTCTGGGAGGCCGACTACCTGCCGAAGCAGATCGTGGATCGCTACGGCACCGCCCTGGAGATGAACTACCTCGACGTGGTCAAGGAGATCCTGACGACGCTGGCATCGGCGTCCGGCTACACTGTGGCGCGTTACGAGGGGTACTACTGCGGGCATGTGCTCCAGAACACGCACTACCTTGCTAGACTGGAGCGGCACAGTCAGGAGGGACCAGTCGATGCGATTCAGTGACGTTGCCGTCCAGCGCATGCTGGAAGCCCTGGACGAGTCGGTCGCCACCGGCGCCAAGTTCGGCTCGTTGCACACGGCCTACTCATCCTCTGGCGCGAACGAAGTGACGGGCGGCTCGCCGGCCTACGCCCGCAAGGGGCTGACCTGGGCGGCGGCATCGGGACGGTCGAAGGCCACATCCGCTGCCGCCGTCTTTGATGTGCCGGGCGGCACCACGATCCGCTGGATCGGCCTGTCGGACGCCGTCACGGCCGGGACGTTCCTGGGAATGGTCCCCAATGGTGGCGGCATCCCCGAAGACTTCGTGGTGCCCGATATCGCCAACAACGTGCTAGAAGCACCAGCGCATGGCTTCAGCAATGGCAACACCGTCGTGGTCTGGGCAGTCCCGGGTGCACCGCTGCCGGCACCCTTAGTGGAAGGCACCGTGTACTACGTGGGGAATGTCACCACCGATGACTTTACGCTGAGCCTAACATCGGGTGGCGCAGCCATCGACATCACCGCTGTCGGCTCGGGGTTCGTTCAGCGAATCGTGGAGGAGATCTTCGGGGCGCAAGGGACGCATACCGTTACCACGGCAACCATGACGCTGGACTGACCGATGCCTGACAATGTCAAGGTGCTGGCAGCGGCCGGCGACGACACCGTTGCACCGCCCATTGCAACCGATCTGGTTGGCGGTCAGCACTACCAGCGGATCAAGGTCGGCTTCGGTGCCGATGGCACCTACAACGAAGCTGACGACGTAGTCGGCAAGCGCCTGCCGATCTACGATCCCGTCCACATTCCCGCAACAGCCAGCGACTGCGGCACGGCATCGGGCACCGACATCGCCATCGGCACGCCCGTCGCCGGCCTGCGCTTCATGGGCTTCTCGGCTCGCGAGACAACGGCAACGGCTGGCGCACTGTTCCACATCCGTCATGGCACATCGAACAGCGATCCGGTCCTGGTGACCGTCTCGCTTGGACTCAACGAATCGTGCCGCGAATGGTATGGGCCAGATGGCATCACTGCTCCCAACGGCATCTGGCTGGAGCGGGTCACAGGCACGATCCAGGTGACTGGCTACATGAAGGTGGTGCCGTAATGGGCTCTTCGGGCGTGCTGGTGATGTCCAATCCGATGACCGCGCCCAATGACATCATCGTGGGCGGTACAGCGGGTGCGCCGACCCGTCTGCCGAAGGGTGCCAATAACAGCGTGCTTGGCGTCGATGGCTCGGGCGGCATCAACTACAACACGTCACAGATGGGCTCACAGAATGCCATACTGTTAGACCTCGATTTCAAGACCATTGGCGACGTGCTTAGCAACACGACACTGACAGCTAATACTCCAGCCAATATATCAGGTAATCGCACGTTCACAGTACAGAACGCAAACAGCTTCGTTGAGGTGATCATACGGGTTGGCGTCTTCAATACCTCCACGCCAGCGGCGTCAGGCGAGACACAGTCATGGATCACCGTTGATGGCGTGCGCTACAACCTGGGCGCAGCCGGCGGCAATGCGTTTGGCAATCCACTGAGCGGTGCCGGCCCGATCTATATCAATGGGCTTGCGGTTGGCTCGCACACACTGGCTGTACTGATCATGTCCAATGCTACGACGGCTGGCTGGTACTGTCGCTGCTCCACCTTTCCGACCCTGGAGCACCTGACCATCCAGGTGATCGAGCATAAAGCTAACGTCGGCCTAAAGGGCGACGGGCTGGTGTGGCGAGGTGTCTGGACATCGGGTACGACGTATGCGGTCAATGACGCCGTCAACCGTAACAACTCCTCGTACGTCGCGCTGCTTCCAGGCTCGAATCAAGATCCGGTCAGCGCGCCGACCTACTGGCAGTATCTAGCGCAAGGCGGCACGGCGCTCGGTGGTGGTCCCAAGCTGCAACTGGACTATTCCTCATTCAATCCGCCCGTCGATCTCGCGAACGGCACGGCGCTGACGGCAAACACGGCATTACGACTGCCTAGTACCCCGCTGTCATTCACCGTGGATCGGGCCGACAGCCTTGTCGAAATCTCTGCGCGCGGACAGACGATGTTGGCTGGTACCACGGCGACGTATACGCAAACGGATCTGTGGATTGATAACACCAGTCGAACGAGACTTGGCGGCTTCTATATCGTCAGTGCTGGGGCGTACGTCAATGCCTTCTCGGGCGGCGATACGATCTACCTCTCGGGCCTGACTGCTGGTACACACACTGTCAACATCGGATTCATGTCAGGCGCAGCAAACAACCTCTACATCCGCTCAGCCAGCATCGGCTACGAGCACATCAGCATTCAAGTGATCGAGCATAAGCTCGGCGGCCTGTCATGGACATCCCGAGGCGCATGGTCGTCGGCAACGAACTACTCCGTCAACGACGTGGTGACCTACAACGGCGCGTCGTATCTCTGCATTCAGAACCATACGAATCAGACGCCCGCTCCCGCCACGGCATACTGGGCGCTGGTTGCGGCCAAGGGCGACAGCTTCGTGTGGCGCGGCCCGTGGAACTCGTCAGCGACCTATGCGGTCAACGATGTGGTCACACAGGGCGGCGGATCGTACATCGCGATCCAGGCCGGCACGAACCAAGATCCGACTACGGCACCGCTCTACTGGAATACGATGACGCAGCCCGGGTCGATGGCGAACCCGATGACCGGACCATCCGATATGATCATCGGCGGTACGGGCGGGGCGCCGCTTCGGTTTCCTAAAGGCGGTATCAATACACTCCTGGGGGTTGATGGCTCGTCTAACCTCGGGTATCGGCAGGCAACGGGCGCCGACATTGCCACAAGCAGCGCGCTCAACATCTCCTCGTTGACAGCGAGCACGACGGGTACCGCGATTAGCGCGCCGAATGGCGCGGTCTTTGGTGCCACCGGACTTAGTACCAATGGGTTCATTCAGACACAGGTGGGTGTCTCAGGAGCCTACTTCAACGGCGGCAACAACGGACAGGGCGACCTACGGGCGAATATCCTGCGAGCGGGCGCAGCCATCATCTCCGATGCCTATGTCAACGCCGGCACAACCATGAACGCGGGCGGGGCTATCGCTGCCGGCGGACGGGTCACTGGACAGGAAGCTGGAGGCTGGGGTATCTATGCCTCGCAAGGCGGCGTGCTGGCGGCTGGGACCGTCCAGGGCAACGCACTCTACATCTCCGGCGGCGGCACCGCTATCCAGTGCCCGAGTGGCAACGTCTCCTTTCCGCAGACGCTCACGGTTGGCAATCAGGTCCAAAGCTCGCGGAATGACTACACGGCGTTCTATGGCACGGGCAGTGCTAGTGGCATCTACTGTGCTGGTGGTACGGCCTACTTCAACACGATCAACAACGGAGCGTATACGAACACGGGACAGCTTCACATCAACAACATCACGACTTATGGCGGTGGAAGTTCAGCCACATGCCAGGGGTTCTTCTACCTCGTCATCAACGGGACTGGCTGGAAGGTACCGCTCTTCCAGTAGGAGGCTGCATGGTCACCATCGATACCGCTGGCAAGCGCATCGATCTACATCGGCTGGCGCGCGAGATGACCGCTGGTGGCATTCCGCACGGCGAGCTTGCCTTGATGGGTACGGTGCTACTGACGGTCGATGCTGCCGGCGTAACGACCAATGATTGGCCGACTGGAGCCGTGGCCGTCGTTGATGCGCATAGCCCGCCGCCGCCGCTCGTGAACTATGCTGGCAGCGAGGTGCTGGCAAGTCAGGAGCGTACGACCGACGATGTGGTGCACGAGATCCTGCGCATTCCGACTGAGCAGCGCCACGTCTATGTGACCGAGCTATCGATGACCGCTATCGACGCCGTCTCTGGTGCAACCAAACGGGCGTCGGCAGTGCTGACATTCAAACGACTGGCGGCGGCGCTCGCGCAAGTCGGCTCGACCGTCGCGGGCGCCACAATGCAGGACGCGGCAGCATCGTCCTGGCGAATGAACGCTATCCCGGACGGAACCGATCTGGTGATTACGGTCCAGGGCGCGGCTGGTCGGACCATTGACTGGCTGCTGGCTGGCACGATTGGTCGCTATGCCCCTGGTGGGCTAACGGCATCGCCGTCACCGGTCCCGCCGCCCCCGCCTGACCATGTGCCGCCGCCCCCGCCGCCGGTGCTGCCGGACCCACTGCCGCCCGAGCCGCCGCCCATCGTGTAGGGGTAGCCCATGCTGCTGCTGTTCTGGCGACAGCCGGCCCCCGCGACCACCACGACCGTCAGCCTGCTGGCTGAGGGCGGCGGCGTTGCCGCTGGAGGTCGGGCGGCTGCGACCGTCGCCCTCGTCAGCACCCCGGCCAGGGGGCAGACTGCCAGTGCCCGAGGCGCGAGCGCCGCCGCGACAGCCAGCGCCCGAGCCCGGGGCCTCAATGATAGTGCCCGAGCCGCTCTCGCGCTGACGTTGCTCTGGGGGAAACCGACAGGCAACGCGCAGGGAGTCACGGCTCGGGCGATTGCCACCATAGCGCGAGCCCAGGCCCGCGCGCCAGCAGACGGGCTGCACGCCGCAGCCACGGCGTCACTGCTCAGCGGCGTCCCGCGACTGCCGAACACCCACGAGCGTGCGACGGCGCACGCGGCTGCGGCCTATGCCGCAGGACGGACCGCCGTCATTGCCACTGGCGCGATCACGCCCGTTACCACGGGTGACGTGCTGCTCGACGCCACAGCGCGTGCAAGCGTGCTGGCAAGCAAGAACAGCAGCACGACCGTCGAGCTACGTGCGCGAGCGAGCGCGCCAGCCGACACGCTGCGGGGTGCCGCCAGCGCGGGGGCTTTCCACGCTTTCTGCGCACACGTTGCAGACCAGACCGAGCGCGCCAGCCTGACGACGGCGACGCTGCGAGCACGCTCCAGCACGCTCAGTGCGGCGGTCAGCGGCTACGCGGCGAGCATCGTCGTTGATGCTGCCGCGCGACTGTCAAGCGCGGCGGTCAAGGCGTCCAGCACGGCTGTCATCCTGCGGGCTCGGGGCCAGCAGGCGACGACCGCGCGCCACGCCGCGACGGGCGCCGCTACGCTCTCTGGGCAGGGTACGGCCCCGACCCTATCTCGTCACTCCGGCACGGAGTTGGTGGCGATTCGGGCCGAGGCCACACACGGGAGTGTGGCTGGCAAGAACGCCAGCGTGCAAGCCCGCCTTGCCGCTGCCGGCCGGCTGGCGGCGGATCGGCTGCGGGGCGGGATTGCGAGCGCCCTGCTGGCTGCTCGGGCGAGGCTCGTCAGCAGCGCCGTCTCCATGCCGACGCCGCACGATACGGCGATCCTGCGTGCGCAAGGACGCGCTGTATCGGCAGGGCGCAAGGCGTCGTCCACGACGGCGCTCGTCGTTGCGTCGCCGTGGCTGAGCACGGTGGCGGCTCGGGGTGCCGCCGCGTCCGGTACCGCCCGCGCTCGTAGCCATGTTACCAGCGAGATCTTCCACCCGGCGACGACGGCCAGCGTCGAGGTGCGCGCGACGCTGCGCACAGTCTCGGTCGCCGGGCGCGTGGTTACTGGCGACGCGCTGATCACTGCACGCACGCTTGTAGCCAGCGTGGCTGCGTCGAGTCGTCTGGCCGCCGTCGATGTCCACGTTGTAGGCCACACGGCTACAACGTGGATCGCTGGACGACTGACCGATGCGCTCGTGCTGGCTCGTGCATGGCTGACGAGCCTGACGATCAAGCACGGCGAGGTGAGCGTCAGCGCCGTGCCGATCGATGGCCTCTCTATCGTAGCTCTAGCCACCCGCGAGCCCGTTGGTGCGGCTGCAATAGAAACGTCAGGTCTGGGCGTCACCGTCCTGGCGGTCAGTCCGGCCAGCGTCGCGACGGTGCCGCTGGCCGGCTCGGGGCTGGCCCGTGCCGCGCTTGACGGCCTGGGAGCCACAAACACGCCGCTGGAGGCGCTAGGCGTGATGAGAGGCGCCGTAGACGGCGTTGGAGTACAAACAGTCCAGGAAGACGGTCCGGGCGTCGTAGCGACCCCCGAGACAGCGCTGGGGGCACGCCCAGCGGCGACGGGCGACACGGGAGTGAGCGATGCCTGACATCGGAGATCGCGACCGCATCGGCAACCCGGGCATCAACCCGGCGACGAACGCTCCATTGACGAAGCCGCCCCTGCCGTTCACGACTGGCGGCGTCGCTACCGACCCGGATGCAGTCCTGCTGACAATTCGGAAGCCGAACGGGACCAGGCTGATCTTCGGCTGGCCGACTGCTGCGCAGGACGGCCTGCTGATCCGCGAGGATGTCGGTCGGTTCTACGCCGACATCACCTATGATCAGGGTGGCACCTGGAACTACCGACTGGAAGGGACTGGCGCGGTTGTCGCTGCTGAAGAGGGGTATGTTAGCGTCACCTATTCCGCGACGTTGGTGCCATGATGGCGCAGTACACGTTGCGCATCCCCGAGCTATCGAATGCGGAGCTAAAGGTCACGGTCGATGTGGAGCGCATCCCGCCCTGGCCCGAAGCATGGACCGACGTGCCAATGCCGCTGCCTAGTTTCGTGGAGCTTCGGCCCTTTCGGGTTCTGGTGCAGTTGGGCGGCGAAGAGATCTACCTGTGGCAGCGCGAGTCAGTTGAGGCCCCGCCGCATCAACCTCACGCCGAGCCGAAGGGAACCAGGAAGTAGACCGATGCCCGACGTTCCGATGCCCTTGCGTCAATCGTGGCTGAAGCTTCCGGAGGAGAACGCCCAGCAATACGAGGCGTTTGAGCGGTATCGTGATATGGGCATCTCCAGATCTGTCGAGCTTGTCATCGAGCAGTTGGCTCCAGTCAACGCTCTGCTCGAAGGTGAGGAAGAACGACGGATCATGCTGCGCAACTTGGCGCGCACCGGGCGGCTCGAAGTTGGGACGCCGTTTGCCTATCAGATTATGACCTGGGCGGCACGCTATCGTTGGGCATTTCGCGCGGAGCAGTTCGATCGCCATGTCGCAGCGATGGCGGCTGATAAGGTTGCGGCTGAGCATGCACAGATGCTCCAGCGGCATCTCGCGATCTCCATGCAGTTGCAGGAGAAGGCGCTCAGCCGTCTTCGCGATATGGACCCGTCTGAGCTGACCAGCAAAGAGGTGCTGGCATTCCTCAAGGACGCCATCATACTAGAGCGCACGTCTCGCGAGATGCCTCGCTCTCTAGCGATACGTAGCGAGGATACAGCGCCCGCTGATCCCGAGGCGCATGATCGGAGGATGCTCAGCGATGTCTTCACCATCCTCGTCGAGTCCGGTGCGCTCCCAGAGGGATCAGACTTCGATCTGGCTGAAGGAATCATTGACGCCAAAGCTCACGAAGTATATTCCACACCAGCCGACGACGAAGCAGACCGCGTTCCTGCTGATTCCGCACCGTGAGGCGTTCTACGGCGGCGCGGCTGGTGGCGGGAAGTCTGATGCCCTCTTGATGGGAGCATTGCAGTACGTCGATCAGTCAGACTACGCGGGCTTGCTCCTGCGGCGGTCGTACGCCGATCTGACGCTTCCTGGCTCGCTGATGCAGCGGGCAGAGGAGTGGCTGACTGGCACAGGTGCTCGATGGATTGATAAAGAGAAGACCTGGGTCTTTCCGTCCGGTGCGCGCCTGACGTTCGGCTACCTTGCCACCGAGATGGACAAGTATCGATACAAGTCGGCTGAGTTCCAGTACATCGGGTTTGATGAGCTAACACAGTTCACGGAGTCAATGTACACCTATCTGATCACACGTCTGCGACGGCTCTCGTCCTCGAAGATCCCGCTGCGCATGCGCGGGGCCTCGAACCCGGGTGACATCGGGCATGAGTGGGTACGGCGCCGCTTCGTGGACTATCAACCTGCGCTCACGCCGCAGACTACACCGCAGGAGCGACTACGGCTCGTGCGTCCGTTCATCCCGGCGAGGCTGGACGATAATCCGTTCCTGGATGCAACCGAGTATAAAACCAACTTCGATGAGGTTGATGCCGTTACTAGAGAACAGCTTCTAGGCGGCGACTGGAACGTGATGGCGCAAGGCTCCAAGTTCTTTCGCTATGACTTCCAGATCATTCGCCCGAACGAGGTGCCGTCTGGCCTACACTGGTTACGGTACTGGGACTTGGCGGCGACCGAGCCGAAGCCTACATCGAAGAAGCAGGGGCCTGACTTTACGGCGGGCGCCAAGCTTGGCTACGATGCGACGACAGGCAACTGGTACCTTGCGGACATGCGCCGCTGGCAAGCAGATCCCGGACCTACCGAGCAGCGGATCGTCCAGGTAGCCGAAGAAGATGGCATCGGCGTGCGCATCTACATGGAGCAGGAGCCGGGTGCCTCTGGCAAGGCGCTGTGTGACCACTATCGCCGCAACCTCCTGCAACGGTACATGTTCCGAGGCTATCGCTCGACTGGCTCCAAGGAAGTGCGTGCAGCGGTGTTTTCGGCGGCTGTCTCGAACCATCGCTTCTACGTGGTCAATGGGCGATGGACCGAGGACTTCATCCGCGAGTGCGAGATGTTTCCCAATGCAGGATGGCACGATGACCAAGTCGATGCTGTCTCTGGCGGAATGCAGAAGGTGAAGGGCAAGCGACGCATTCAGGCTGTTGGAAGTAGCCTGGAGGAGATCGAGGCCAGTGAGCAGCGCGCAGCGGTGCGCCACAGCATGCGGATCATCGCGTGACCGATCTGCACCCTCACGCAGTGTTGATGTTCATCATGATCATGTTCATGATGCTAGTAATCATGATCATCCTCGCGGTGATCGTCTACATCAGCCTGCCGAGATGAGTCAGCGAATTGTGCGCGTACAGATATCGAGCGGAGAGGTGATTTCCGTGCGCGGAAAGCTTGCGGACATCATCCACTGGATTGCGCGCAACAAGGAGCGGATTGAGCCAATCCATCAGGGGGAGTTGTCGTTCAACTGGTCGGAGTCAGACAATGGGGACGCCGGGACGTTTCGTCCGTCCTACCGTGCAGTGATGGCGTCGGAGCGCCTGTCGCGCTAGGGGGCACGCATGAATATCCTCACGCGGATGTGGCGAGCAACGACGTTAGCCTGGAAGTCGTTCAGCATGGTCTGGTCCGGCCAGGGCGGCGGCGAGATTGGACTGGCTGAGGCATTCCGCTTTGGGCGATCGACCTATGACTATCCTCGCGATGTCGTCAGTGGCCGCGACAACTCTATCGTCATGTCAGTCCTGGGCTGGATCGCGCGGAACTTCCCGCAGGCTGAGCTTCAGGTTGTGACGCCACAGGATGATGGCACGTTCAACGTCGAGCCGCTCCATGAGCTTGTCGCGGCTATCGCGAAGCCCAACCCGTTCTACTCGGGCGAAGCGCTCTGGATCGCCACACTGCTCGATCTGATGACATCAGGGAATGCCTACTGGCTACTTGCCAAGGGGGCGTACAACACGTTAGGCGAGATCTGGTATGTGCCTCAGAACCTGATCCGTCCACGCTGGAACGAGAACGGAACGAAGTTCATCGAGTGGTACGAGTACACGCCTGATCCAAGCAGGACAGATCGTCAGTACAAGATCGCCGTCGAGGACGTGATCCAGTTCCGCGATGGGATCGATCCATTCAACACCCGGCTCGGGCTGTCTAAGCTGCGCTCGCTGATGCGCGAGATCTGGACCGACGACGAAGCGGCTAACTTCTCGGCGGCGCTGCTGCGGAACCATGCGATTCCTGGCGTGATCATCGCGCCGGGCGATGACGACTCGGAGTTTAGCCAGGAAGACGCCGACGCGCTCAAGATCAAATACATGGGCCAGTTCGGCAACGACGGACGCGGCGAGCCGATGGTGGTGTCGGCACCGATCAAGGTTGAGATGCTGTCGTTCTCGCCTGAGCAGATGAACCTTGTGGCGATGCGGCGGATTCCCGAGGAGCGCGTCACCGCGATCTACGGTGTCAATGCCATCGTCGCGGGCCTGGGCGTCGGGCTGGAGCATTCCACGTTTCGTAACTACTCCGAGGCGCGCGCCGCTGCCTACGAGGAATGCGTGCTGCCGCTCCAGAAGATGATCGCGGCTGAGTTGACCCGAGCCTTGCTGCCGCTCTTCCCGGCGTCTGAGAACCTGCTGGTGCGCTTTGACTCAACCAAGCTCTCGATCTTTCAGGAGAACGCGATGGTCCGGGCCAGGATGGCAAACATGCTGGTCACGGGTGGCTGGATGACGGTCGGCGCCGGCATGCGAATCATCGGAATGCCAGCCGACTCCTCGTACGACTACTATCTGCGTCGCAAGACCGTCCAGCCGGTGCTGCTGGAGGATGCCAGCACCGCCGAGGTTACAACGGTGGCGCCGGCCATTGCGCCGACGACCGAGACGAATCCGCAGGGCGATGTTGGACAAACCCCGCCGCCCGTCAAGCCAGCCCTGGCTGGTGTGGAATGAGGCCACATCGGACGGAGGATGTCGCGATCACCATCGTGACGGAAGTCTTACCTGCGTCGCTGTTCTTACCGTCGCCGCCGGACCGAGGGCGGATCAGGGGCAAGGCCGTCTACCTGGAGATGCGCACGCCGTACGGACGCTCGGTGATCCTGCCGGCTGATCGCATGCACATGGAAGACCTCTACGTCGCTACCTGCTACTTCGATCAGTATGGCATCTGGCATCTGCGCTGGCGCGGGCTGGAGAACGAGACTCCAGGCTGGGCCGACGCGATCCGCGTCGATGTTGTGCACCCGGAGGATGACCCGCTGTACGAGACAGGGGGAGTGTGCTAGACTCGACGTGCCTGTTGCCCACCCCACAAGGACGGCGCGCGGTTGACCACCGCCGCCGTCCTTTCTTTTTAGGAGCCGTAGATGAAACCATCGGTGAACGGTAAGACGCTCGAAGGTGTGCAACCTCGGAAGATCATGCCGATCATCGATCTGAAGTCCACAGAGTCTGCCAATGGTGGATTCTCCGGCTACGGCTCCGTGTTTGGCAACGTTGATTCCTACGATGACATCGTGATGCCCGGCGCATACACTGAGACACTGCCGGACTTCCTGAAGAATGGCTTCGTCTCAGTCGGCCACATGTGGTCAGACTTGCCCGTCGCGACGTTCTCCGATGCGCTACAGGATGATAAGGGGCTGTTCGTTGTTGCCGAGTTCCATTCTGATGAGTATAGCCAGCGGGCTCGACTGGTGACGGGTGAGCGTATCGAGCGAGGGAAGGGCGTCGGCCTCTCAGTTGGATTCTCAATCAAAAAGGGCGGTGCATCCTGGGCAATGGACGAGGATGGGATGCATAATGGCATTCGACTGCTAAGCAACCTGGATCTGTTTGAGGTTGCGCTGGTCAACATGCCAGCCAATCCACAGACATGGGTGGATACGCTCAAGAGCGGTCTGCGCCCCTGCGATGACCCGACCTGCGGCTGTCGGATCTCGCAGGCATCACACACGGGATTGAAGTTCGCTGACCACGGCGAAGCCCTGCTTGTTGAGCTTCGCGGGTTCACTCAGCGCGCACAGGCGCTTGCTGCCAAGCGTGCGGAACAGCAGCGAACACTAGGTGAAGAGCACGTTGACCGGGTGACTGCACTCGTCTCTGAGCTTCGTTCCTGTGCCGACACGGTTGAGGGGCTGTTGTCCAGCAGGAATGTAGATACGGATGGCGAGACGCGCAACGATGCACTTCGTGAAATTGCTCGCTACGAGATTCTGCGCGCTCAGACACTGAGCGTTGTTGGAGCAACAGCATGAGTGTCACCCTGCTAAGTGAGAGCGAGGCCAAGGCCCGTTCTCTCGCAGATCTGAATGGCCTGCTCAAGTCGCATGCAGACCATGTCAAGGAGCTTATCGAGAAGGGCGGGGACAACCTCGACCTGACCGAAACCGATGTGATCGACCTTCGATCACACAACGATCAGATGACGCTCCTGGGCAAGGCTCGCGACGACAAGATGGAACTGCTCAAGATCGGGCAGCGAGCCGCTGAGGAGATCGACGGACAGCGCAGCGTCATCCGCCAGATCCCACACCCGACAGATCGCGGGGCGCATGCCGGCGATCCGACGCGGACGCAGTTCAAGGGGCTCGGCCAGCAGTTCATCGAGTCGGATGCCTTCAAGGGCTACCGCCCGGCTGAGCGGCGCTCGCCGGCGATTGACCTTGATGTTGGCGGCATTCTGTCGATGCGCTTCCAGGGGGTCGAAGAGAAGACTCTGATGGTGTCGTCCGATGTCGCCGGGCTGATCCAGCCCGAGGCGCTGTTCGGAGGACAACCGCTGGAGTTGCTGACACGTCGGCCAGTCGTTGCCGATCTCATTCCACAGGGCACAACGGGCTCGCCTGCGCTGCGGTATGTGGAAGAGACTGTCAACACCAATAACGCCGACTTCGTGGCAGAGGGTGGGACCAAGCCTGAGTCGGCGCTTCAGTTCGCGGATCGCACGGCAACCGTCCGCAAGATCGCCACCGTGCTTCCCGTCACTGATGAGCTGTTCGCTGACGCTCCAGCGATGCGGTCGTATACCGAGTCTCGTCTGCGTCTGTTCATGGCACTGCGCGAGGAGTCCTCGCTGGTGTCAGGGACGGGCGTCGGGCTGGAGTACTACGGAATGCTCAACGTGCCAGGGTCACAGACCAAGGCTACGTCGAGCTACGGCGGCAACGTCCTGGACACGCTGTACAACGCGATGGTGGCGATCCAGGTCAACTCGTTCCTGGAGCCGAGTGGGATCATCATGAACCCGCTCGACTGGGCCGACATCATCACCCTCAAGACAGCCGATGGCGTGTACATCTGGGGCCAGCCGAACGCCGCGCCTGGCCCACATCGGGTCTGGGGCCAGCCGGTGGTTCCCACGCCGATCATGCCGCAGAACACGGCGGTCGTCGCAGCCTTTAGCTCGTGCATGCAGATCTTCCGCCGCGAAGGTGTCACCTTCTCGGTTAGCGATCAGCACAACGACTTCTTCATCACGAACAAGCTCATGCTCCGGGTCGAGGAGCGGCTGGCCTTCGTGATCTACCGTCCTTCTGGTGTGTGCATCGTGACTGGGGTGTAGGTATGAACTACATT